CCCTTCTCGGCCCCCGGCCACGATCACGGCCGGCTTCTCAAGGGCCATCATCACTACCATTTGAAGCGATACCGCACTCAAGGCCCCGTCCGCGTGATAAGACAAGCGGAATAGATCCCGAAGATTCGTTTCTCCACGCATATCTATTACACCTTCAAGGGCCGGATGATTATGTTCCTTCTGGCCAACCTGTACAAATTGCACTTTATCCTTTAACAGATCGACAACCTTCTGATAATGAGGGTACCATTTCAAGGTGTAATCGCTCTTGATCCCGGCATTGATGATCCAATACCTTCCCTCAAACCCATGCTTCACAACTACCGGAGAGGGCCAGAGTATCTCATTCTGCGATAGGAAGATATCCGGCTTCAATGATGTATGAGGGATCGGGCGACCTATATTCTTCGCAAGATCTCTTGTATGAGCATACGCGAATGGCCTGCCCGACCACCCCGAATTATGTATCTCTGAATAGTCTAGCTTGATCTTCTTCGCTTCTGGATCAGCGTCATCGAGCTTCGTTATATAAGGACTATTCTCGAAGATCTGTTCGCATCCCGTAGGACAACGCACGTCCGTAAGATATTCTCCCGGATATGCCTTATGGATATCTCTAAAGGCGGACGTGGACATAAGGATATCGCCCGGAGCCAACGGATTAGCGAGTATGAGTTTCTGCATTTTTCCTTTTGAATAAAAAGCTATGGATATATTGACGTGGCGGACATTCTGGCGTTCCGCGAGTAATACATACAAATCCAAATTCATTCATTAAAGCAAACATACTTTCATCTGTAAAGTGGTGAATATGCTCTAACGGTTTATAGTGCTTAAAGTCTTTCCATCTCATCTTCGGCGGTTTAATAGGTACGGTGATCGCTACGTTCTGCGCTATAGAAAGAACCGGTACAATCGCGTTAAAGTCCGGGATGTGTTCTAACACGTCCCAAAACGTAACGAGATCATACCGGTCCAATGTGATACCCGTAATCGGCACAGGCATTATATCGTAGGTATCGACTAGGATTCCTTCGGGCGCGAACGCCTTGAAGAAGCCGCACCCGGATCCGTAATCTAATACGGTCTTCGGGTTTGCTTCACTTACGAAATCCCATCTTACCTTACATATATGCTCGGCCGTCTTTGAATACATCCGGAGCATATTGTAAAAATACGCGCAATCGTATTTCATACGCCCCCGATTTATCCAAATACAACGTTTACCTTTATTTTTGAACCTGCCGTAGCAAGCTCGGTGTAATAGACGCTAGTGATAAATTCAACGCCATATCTCCCAAGCTCGATCGGCCATATCCCGGCGGCGGCAGGGACCTCGAATCGAAGTTTGACCGCTCCCGTAGGCCCACCATTTCTTAACGCAACTTGATCGCCGGCCGTAGCCCCTGTCGCTGTTATAACAAGGGCATATACGTTTTTAGGATCACTAGAAACGTATCCGTCGGCCGTCATGATCTTGCTATCACAACCTTTCGGCCTTTGTGCCATACATCCCCCTTGTTATAAGCTTTCAGAACTACTACTAGACGATGAACTGCTTGACGAACTACTGCTTGAGCTTGAACTGCTCGAACTTGAACTGCTTGAACTGCTTGACTTGCTAGACGAACTGCTCGAACTTGAACTGCTTGAGGACGAACTGCTCGAACTTGAACTGCTTGACTTGCTAGACGAACTGCTCGAACTTGAACTACTCGAAGACGAACTGCTTGAAGAACTAGAACTAGACGAAGAGCTAGAACTAGATGAAGACGAACTCGAACTTGACCAATCTAGGACCATTTCTCCCTGCATCCCGTACAGCTTCCAATAATTCACATCGGTTACTGTACCATCCGCATCGAGAAGTTTAAGCGCCGCATCCCAACTCTCCATATACAGATCAAGCCACATAACAAGTGCCGATTGCTGTACGCCGTTCGTCCTTATAAACGATCCGGACGTCGAAATAGCCTCATACCAAGCCGTTAATGCCGTGGCCGTGGTCGAGAACTTCAACGCCGTATATTGCGTGGTATAGGTCAAACTATCGGCGGCCAATTTGTCCATGAGAGAATTGAAGTTATCTCTTAAGGATTTAACCACCGAAACGATATCTTTTTGGAATAACCCTGTCGAGCGCCCTTTAATCGTACCCCCGGCCACATCTGTCGAGCCGGTATTAGCTAGAATATCTGTGATAGCAAGCGCCGAACTATAAGTAACGCTCAGCACTCCACCATCTGCATCTAGCTTTGTAAGGGTAAGATTAAAATTGTCGATAAGCGTCGATAGGTAATAAAAGAGATCGCTCTGATTCATTCCATCTTTTGCGATTGTTCTACCCATCTGTGCCCCCTCTTTTAATTACGTTTACAGATGGGCCCGACGGGTTAGATCGGGCCCACCATAAATTACTACGATCCGGCGTTCTTGTTCAGCTTGCCGAGTACCCATACTTCAACCACTACGTTTGTCCACGTATCAGCGGCAGTTGCTCCGTCCGCTTTTAACGTCTTGACGGTAACGGTAGTTGTTGAAAATGATACTTGAGCCATAGTGCAAGCCGCGGCCACACCGGCCGTGATCTTACCCATACATCCTACAATCTCCGAAAAATAAGCCGAAAGATCTAACGTGTCCGACGCGGTGGCCGGTATCATCGTAAATACTTTCAGCTTATAATCTCCTGCGAACTCGGTATTCTTTACTAATGTTGGAACTACAATTCCCATTTGAAACCCCCTTGTTATACTTTTTTAAAAATGAGCCTCGATTTAATGGCCCGAGGCCCAAAGCCAGATTGTGCTATTAAGCGGTAGAAGCGGCAGCCGCGGCAGTTGCTATACTTACAACGCCGTAATCAAGGGAGTTAAACATCGGCTTTAAGCAACCGAAGATCGCTCCGCAAGATATGCCCCACTTGTTACCGTAGTCAAAGCTCTTCTCTACCCACTCGACTTCTTTACCCCAAGCGATAACTCCGGCCTGCTGACCGCACAGGACCGCTCTCGCAACGGGTATTGATGTCGCACCGCCGGCCCAAGCATACACGTATTCGTGTTCGTGTATTACAAGGCCGTCGTACAACTTTAAGGCACCGGAAAATATAGGATTGTTAGACCCTCTCTCGCCGGCTTCGCGCGCTTCCTGCTTATATACAGGATCCTTTTTTAGATCGCTGTACTGATACGGATGCATAATAACAACATACGTATCTTTGCCGTCGATCCTCAAGGGCTTAATCTTCGGACTTGCCATTTTCGCCATCTGTTTCGCGGCGGTAAGGCACTTCGTGTCCATAACTTCATCGACCGTTAAGGATGTATCGGCGCCGGCATTGTTCGCCCATATCGAGCGAGTAGCCGCAGGAGCGGTAGGTATGTTCGAGAACGTCTTTGTGGTATATCCGCACAGCTTCCACAGTAATTCGCTATCGATACGCTCGGCCCACCAGATCTTGAGCCTTTCCTTCGCGCTTGTTCTCATTTCATAAGCGGAAGTCTTCTCGTCCATCTTTCCGGTAAGGCGAACAGCGTGTCTTAACTGATCAACGATAATGTTCTCGCTATAATCCGTCATAGCTTCTTCATTACCTTCGAGCTCGCTATCGCCGGTAACACCATCGCCGGATAACTTCATCCCAAGACCAAAGGTTATATCATCGCCCTTGTCTTTCTTGAGATCTTCCATTTCTTGAATCATAGCCGTTTCGCCGGAGCCAATGAACCGGCCCATATATATCTCGTCCTGTATATCAGCGAAAAGCTGTTTTCTCCATAACGACTTACGGAGAGCGCTTATGCTTATACTATTAGCCATTGTATAGCTCCTTTTTAGGTGTTATATAAAAACTTCTCTCTTATATGTTTAGGCACTTTGCGAAATTCTCTCGGCGACATATTGATCAGCGCTTGAGCTGTATATCCTTCGAGATCTTCCGCACTTCCGCCGCCTTGAGCGCCGGACGTCTTCGGCTTCTTCTCATTCTCTTCTAACTTCTTGAGATTCTCTTTACCTTCCTTTGCCTTATCGTCCGTCTTCACTTCCGTTTTACCGTGAAGAGCGGCGAACTTCGGGTCCTTCCTTACCAGATCGTAAGTTACGAGGGCCGGATTTCTGCCTGTCTTATATGCCTTATAGATCTCCTTCTGATACTCCGGATTAGCCTCGACGATCAGCTCGCCGATCTTCATCGTGGTATCAAAGTCCGGTAGATCCTTCTGTCCGCCTGCGGTCCGCGCTTCTACCACGTCCCGGGCCGACATTTCGGCAATAAAGATAGTGTGATTACGGTTTCGGGCAGTAACTTCATCGGCTTCACCGTCATCTGCCGGCTTGCCTTTTTTCTTCAAGGCATCGACGATCTTCTTCGCGTCTTTAACCGTGATAAAGTCTTCATCCTCGCCGTCAAGTTCTATATCAACTTCCGGCTCGGGTTTGGCTTTCTCTGCGGCTTCTTTCGCTTCGGCAACCTTCCGGGCCTTTACGTCCCGAAAGAGTACCTCATCACGATCTTCTTCTGCCTTCTGCCTTTTCTTCCGTTCACCCTTCAGAGCATAATACAGGCCCTTCTCGCGCTCGCTTAACCCGGCAAGATCCTCTTCGCCTTCCGGTTTAGCAAGCTCCTTCTCGACCTTCTGGAAGATCCCCTCTTCGGCCTCTTTACCCTTTTTACCGGCCACGTCGGCTTCTGCCGCTTTTGCCTTCGCTTCCGTATCGGCTTTTATCTTCGCCTCATCCGCTTTGGCGTCGCCTGCTTCTTTCTTATCGCTAGCAGGTTTAGCGTCGTCCTTCTTGTCTATATCTTCTGCGTCGCTAAAATCTACACCTTCGCCGTCCGACGTCTTCCCGGACGATTCACCGTCAACGGATTTCATAACGTAGTCCGTTTCTTCTTTAGACAACGCCTCTTTGTTCTGGATCTTCGATTCTAATACCTTCTCATCTATCGCCATATATCCCCCTTGTTTCGCCCGTTATTCCCGGCCGGACGTGCGCCGTAGCCACTCTTATGCGCCCGGCTTCGCCTGCGCCGCGGCCTGTTGCTGTTGGTACGCCATTATCTTCTCTGACACTTCCTTCACGTTCGGTATGCTCGAGAACTCCAAGAGCACATCCGGCGGCATAGGCATACCGCCCTTGACCATTTCCATCAAGGCATCAAAGGTTTCCTGCCGGATCGTTGCGCTGTTGTCCGCTTCTGTGATCACTACATCATACTTGCCGTCAGATATCTGTTGAAGCACGGCCGTCAAAAATCCGTCATCGATCTTATTCGCAGTCATAAACTCCTGCCCTACTACCTTGCGGATCTCCGGCACGTCGAAGATATGCGGTATCATAGCGAAGATCGCGCCGCCGATCATTTCTTTCGTGAATCGGTAGTTTCGGAATATAGGCGAGAGAATTGTCGTCGCCTGTTTGATCCGGAGCGCGATCGCCCGGCCGGATGTAGTCTTATCCTGTATCGCCAAAGCATCCGCGTTGATCCCAGAGATCTCTTTGATATCCTGCGCCGATACCTCGAAGATCTGCAAGTGCCCTTGTGATGGCGATGTAGGCTGTATCTTCTCGAATCGGGACCCCGGCTTGATCCATATATTAACGCCGGGTGTCGATCCCATCCGTTTTAAATCTTCCTTACCTTCCGGTGTGAGCGCATCCGTATCACCTACCCATCCACTATTTGCGCTTGAGTTTAGAATGTGGAGATACTGCGACCGGCTCTTGTTGTGGTCCTTCTGCGGATCGACAAGATTGCGGACAATGCCTCTATTCTTTAATTCTTCTCCTTCTGCATTAGGTTTATACTTTGCAACGAAGGTAAAATAAGGATAGCCGTGATAGTACGGCTCAAACGGGCCCTTTGCCGGCTCTGATAGAACGATCCCGGCCGCCGTTGCCGCATACCACATTTCCTTTACCTTACGTTTTATGATCTTGATCGTCGGCTCTGTATAGACAGGCGGAGCAGGCGGCGCTTGCTGTACGCTAGGCGCACCGGACATCGCGAGCTTCTGAAAGCCTTGCATTTCTACCGCAAAATCATCCTGCGCTTGCTTCCGGATCTCGTTGGCCCTCTGGTTGGCCTCATCCGCCGTGTCAAATCTCTCAAAGCGGTTCTCATCGGCCCAGAAGAGAACGTGTTTATCGATCATCTTTACGTAAAACATTTCCTTCAAGAGATATTTCTCTTTCTCATCGATCGTCATCGACAAGAGATCGCCCTTGTAATCGTCTTCACGGCCTAGATGATAGTTGTCTTTATCACCTTCTTTGAGTACGTCTTCGCCTATACCGTAGTATTCTGTTACGTCCGCGCCTAAAACGTCGATCTCTGCGGCTTTCTTTGGATATAGGTCTTTGAGGTCTTCCTTCGTCCTCTTCGACACCTTGACCGCGTGTCGGGCATCGCTCTTATCGTATTCTGTGCTGTCCGGATCCCATAGTATCTGATAGGGTGAGCAAAGCCGGAAGCCTAGATCGCCGCGTATAGGATCATCGTCATAGGTGATATACATTTCGAGATTGCCCTTGCCGCACGTTTCGCCGTCATCGAATACGTGATCGAGCTTATAGTTGAGCTTCGTCCACTTATCGATCGCCTTGATCAGCCGGTCCGCAACTTCGGAAAATAGACGGTCCTCGCCGCCTTCCGGATTGACGCGAATACGTACGCTGTTCTCTCTTTGATAGCCGGACACCAGATCGAGAAGAGGCTCGATCTTGTTATATACGAGCGCCGGGCGCCCTTCTGTTTCGAGCTTGTCCTTTTCTTCCTGTGTCCATTGTTTACCTAAAGCAAAATTGTAATCCTCTTTAGCCGCCTTTGTCCAATCGTTCGCGGCCCGGATCGCGCGCTTCGTCTTCTTCTCGATATCCATTACGATCCCGGTAGAATCGCCCTCTTTAAAGCTCGCTTCATACTGTTCCGACGTCTTGTCGCTATACGGCTTATTGCTCTTATCTTTTGATAGCATTTATGCCCCCATCGCCCCGACGCCGCCATAGACGCCCGAGCTTACGCGGCCGGAGTTACCGGCCGAACTGTTTTTATAGTCATTCGTCCTTATAACGCTTGCACCTTCAAAGCCGTGCTGTAAATAGATCCACGTATCAGCGCGGTTAGGTGATCTGCCTAATCGTTCCTTCACGTCCTCTTTAAGCTCGATCTGTATCTTGCCGCGCTTATTGAAGAAGAACTTGACCTCTAATAACTCTTCGATCAGCATATCGTCATCCGGGATCGAGGCCCTGCCCTCTTCGGCGCGTCGCTTTGCAGTAAACCACATTTCAGCACGGAGATTCTCGTACTGATCATCACGCGGCTTCCCGGCCGAGTGCAACTCTATAATTTCAACGCCTTTGATATCCATATCAACGAGCGTATCGACCGTGCCGGATCCTACACCATCCGCGTCTACGACAATGAAATTGCCTCTTGTTTTCGTGTTTACGATTGCGGATCTCGAGGCCGTCGCCGTTGTAGAAAGACCGGCGTATATGTCTTGATGTTCGACCATCCCATTTGTACCGCCATATATGCACGTTTCATCATCACCGAAGCGGCCCACGTCCACGGCCACACCGCGCCGGACCTGCGTGTCTTTCGTTAAGGAGAGCTTCATCTTGTCGATGAGCGCTTGATTGAAGATCGTGTCGATCGAGCATTTCGGCACCTTACCAAGCACGCGCGCGGCCCATCGAGGATCTTCTTCGCCCCAACGTCGGCGCTTGTCTTCCACCCATTCATAAGAGCATAGACCCGGCACCATAGCTTTCTTGTTTATGTAGTTAGGATTTGCAAGGCAGGAGAGCTCTATCACGATGTTGTTCTTTCGATCTGCGATATCCCGGGCGAATTGGCCCGTCGCACGTAGCGGATTGCCGATCTCGATTAAGAGCCCTATATCGCCGGTTAAGATCGCGTCGATCTGTTCATACACCTTGTCATCGATGGCCTGCGCTTCGGACGCGATCACAAAGACGCGCGGACTATGGAAGCCTTGAAACTTCCCGATAGCCGCGCCGGTTTCTTTGGTAGTGAAGCCGATCGCATAACAATCCGGCGTTACCTTGATCTCTTGCGTCAGCAACTCGCCGATCAACTTGCCGGGCGCCCTGTTATAGTGGTTCGCGATCTCACCCCACATAATCTTGTTTACCTGCCGATCCGTAGGCGCTGTTGTGATAACAAGGCACGGACCGTAAGTTTCGAGAAAATAAGGCACTAGGCCTGCGCAGGTGAAGTCTTTACCGAGAGAGTGGCCGGACGGCACGACTATCTTCTTTATCTTGCCGTCAATGGCCCGTGGAATCGCTTGTAGGATAGCTTTTTCGCCACCCCATAGATTTCGTACACCGAGCCGATCCTCAAAATACTTTACAGGATCATTTCTGTACAAACTCATCAAGCTCTCGACTTTCGATATGAGTGATTCTAATTCCTTCGCCAAGCGCTAACTCCTTTGCTCTGACCTTTAACAGCTCGATTAAGAAGGTTTCCATTGTGGGCCCGGATCCGTTCGTCTTCCCATTCGTAAGTTTACGTAATTCGCATAACTGCTTTACAGCGGCAAGGCGCGTTTGCCAATCCTTAACCTCGATGAAATCATTAGTTTCACCGTTCGCGTCTTTGTTTTTTACGTTGAGATCTTTATCAATCATTATGTTGCAGGATATAACTTTGTAGGCATCCATAGCTTCATTGAGGACTTCGGCGAGCTTCTTATCTGTGGCGCCGGCTTGAATTAAGGCATCCGTAAAATCTATCTTTGGTTCTATTTGTTCCCCTGCCTTAATTGCGGTATAATGAGAATAACCTGCGGCCCGGGCGCCATTGTATTTATTCATCCCGGCAAGTCTATTCGCTTTATAAGCCTGTTGTCTTACATTCACCTTTATTCACCTTATGTTATATATAATAAAAAGCGCCACTCTTTTTACAGAATGGCGCTCTTTTGCCTTAAAGTATAGCACGTATTCTTATTTTTGCAAGGCTACTTCTTTTTCTTCCCCTTTTTCTTGCACCCCATAAACCATCACCCCCTTGTCTTCTTTAAAGCACGTTGATTTTTCCTCGACGCTGATCCATTCAGAAGGCGCCGCGCACCCGTTTAGCATAGTCGCGATCAATACGGCGGCCCACACCTTAAGTTTTTTTGAAAAGACCAATCGCATAGCCAATTTAATCCTTTCCCGGAGAGTGCAATTCTCCAACATTCGCGCGTAACCTTCGTGGAGATCTTCGCCCTCATGCCGCATTATCTTCCTTATCCTCTTCGCTTGAGAATGTCCCACGTGATACGCCCTTTCCGGCTTTCGCCCTCTGATCGTTCAAGTGCTTTGAGTGCTCCAAGATGCAGGCGTCAAAATCGCCCACCTTAAAATCGTTCGTGATCGTGTTATGGTGTAGGATCTCTGTGGCCCTGTCCACGTACGAGATCATGACCATAAAGCGGCCCGAGGCTTTCGCTTTCTCGAGCTCCTTGTTCAACTGCCCCTGCAATCCCATTTTATGCCCCTTTCTTTTTTCTGAATTTGTCCGCATCTGGACACGTTTCAAAATGCGTTGTCATTGTGTCCGGATCAAATATCGTAGCTCCTTCGTCCTCAACCGTTTCCGCGTCTACCGGGATATTTTTCCCTCCCGATGTTTTCATCCACGTTATCTCGGCGCCGCAAGATCTACAGGTCGCCATCACTGCCCCCTTTCTATTTCGCCCTTGAGAAGCCGGACCGCCCGGCTCTTCTTTGTGCGATCGTTTTTGATATACAAACACCCGAACTCAACCTTCATCGGCTTAAAGCCTTTTGCAAAGCAAAATACAAAATACTGTTCTAACAACTCATCTTCGCTTTCATCGTTTCGCGCGAAAATACGAATTTCCTGCCGCGATAATATGATATGCGGTGTCCGGGTATAGCGCTTTGAAGAGCTTGTATTTGATCCGCCATACGTCGGTTTGGAATCCTTTGACTTCATGAACCTCATCCTTTCCCTCCTTCGTTTTAACCACAAAATCGACCAGATGGTCGCAAATATGAACGCCACCAACATTAAACTCATAGCGCACCTGCCCTTCATACGATAGGATCTCGCCGGCCTTCACCAGAAGCGCAAGCTGATCGCAATAGTTAGCTTCGAGCACCGATTGATGATTATGCCCGGCCCGGCACCGGCACGATTTATTGTGATATTTCGTGCGCCGGAAGTATTCCGCCTTCATCCCCTACTCCTTTCCAATGCCCATCCCCCTTATGTTAGAGCTTTGGTTCACAGGTAGTTCTTCCACCATGTATAGGGCATAACACACTGCTAAAACAAGTGCATTGTTGATACGGTGTGAAAGGTATCGTCGGTCGGCTATCTTTAGGTGTCTGATAATCACAATAGCCCTCGTAAGTACAACCTTGCATACTACCCTCTAAAACCTTATACTGACAATATCCACCATTACAAGTCTTCTTCATC